CAATATGTTTATGTAGAACTAAATTAAAAGAATTAAGAAAAAATAATTATAATTTACATAATATAGAGGAACATTCGTAGAACTACGTTCAAGAAAAAAATGTCGAATAAGTTAGAGTTAGTAAGAGGAATAGCTAGGAGTAAAAACATATCAAATAAAATATATGAATCTGATCGTAAGGATAAAAAGTATTATTTATTATTAAAAGATGGAAAAAAAGTTTATTTTGGTGCGAAGGGATATAAAGACTATTTAGATTATAAAAAAATAGATAAAAAATTAGCTGATCAAAGACGAGAATGTTATAGGACTAGGCATTCAAATATATATTTAAAAAATGGTAAGCGTGCTATTGATGTTAAAAATTCAGCAGCTTATTTATCATATAATTTATTATGGTAATTATATATACAAGATAAAATGGATGTAGGTTGGAAAGATTCAAACTGGGGTGATATTGTTACAAGTCATTCACAAACAGTATTAGTGACTGAAGAAAAGAAAGAGAAAAAAAAGAAAAAATGTGAATTATATTTATCAGAATTGTCAATAGAACAATTACAATATATTGATAAGAAAATAAAACATTTTCGTAAATTGAATAAAAAAAAGAGTAAAATTATATTAACTGATTAACTTATATTTTTTTTATTAATTATTCTTTCCATACTTTTGTATATAAAGAAGTTGCTGTAACATTTCCTAGAATATTAGTAGCCAACGAACAATATAAATCAATATCAGCGGTTACTTGTTCTCCTGTGCTTGATAAATCGGCATCATGATCTGTATCTTGTACGACTATACTTGTGGCAGAAGCGGCTGTATTATTTAAGCTAATTTTTGAATTTATATTACTAATCATTTTAGCAACTCCTGCTACAAGTGATGTAACTATAAGTTCTCCTTCAATACTCCAATTATATCTTGATGACCCAGCTGGTGTGAATGAAAAAGGAGCATATGATAATTCGAAAGTATCTAGATTTCCAGAAATTCTTGATCGGAACCAAACAGTACTAGCCCCTGTTGCCCATGTTGATAATCCCGCACATGAAAATCTAATTACATCTCCAACTGCAGTAATTGTATTAGCAGGAATAATTACATTTTGAAAATTACTTTCTGATGCGTTATCAGGAACAGTAACAGGTGTTACATCGTATCCGATACTAGTTGTTCCTCCTCCTGAAGTAGTAGCATTTAAAACTGAACCAGCAAATGATAGATTTGTTCCAAGTGTAATTTCTGAAGGAGAAGCTGAAATTACAGAAGGATTACCAAGTAGACTTGAAGCAGTAACATTTTGAATTTTTGGGTAAGTGACAGCACTAGTACCAATCTTAGACGAAGTAACAGCAGCATTAGCTATTTTAGCTGAACTAACAGTAGAATTAGCGATTGTAGTAGTAAATGATCCGGTTCCAGAACCTGTAACATCTCCGGTTAAAGTAATAGTTTGATCACCAGTATTAGTACCAGATAAATTAGATCCACTTATAGTTCCACTAGAAACAATAGAAGTAGGTGTTATTGCTCCTAAAGATAATGTTATAGCTGGAGTTGTAGTCGGATTAGCGACAATACCACTAATACCATTAGCTGATACAACTGAAACATTACTAACAGTACCACCACCGCTACCAGTAGAATTAATAGTTAAATAATCTCCATTATCAACGATAGTTATATCTGTTCCGGCTTCTAATTCTTTTAAATATACATTTCCTCCTTCATTAGAAGATATTATTGAATTAAAAGAATTTGTAGCATTTTCGACGCTATGAATTGAACAAGGCTCGTTAGTTAATGTTTTACAACTGCAAGTCATTATATATATTAAATATAAATATTTTAAGATATAATATATATATATAATAAAAATGGAAACACAAACAAAACTTATATTGGGTGGAATTATTATTGTTGGTGGTATTTTAATCTATCTTTATAGAAATGAAATATATAACTACCTATATGAAACTAAAGATTATGTATCTAAAAAAGGAGAAATTAACCAAATTAAAAACAAATCTCCTGATGTTAATATTGTAAACAAATATGCAGATTTATAATTCGATTTATTTTTAAAGAATATATATATATACAATGAGTAAACATATAAGCATTCCTTCTAATACCATAATTATTGGCCAGACACGATCTTCAAAAACACACTCGTTCACGTATCTATTTAAACAAATTGCAAAAGAATTCTCAAGAGGTATTGTTATATGTAGTACAGCAAAATTAAATTTTGATTATGATTTTATGGATCCAGAATTTGTGCATGATAAATATGATGAAGATATAATAAAGAATGCTATAGAAATTCAAGAGAATGAAGTAAAATTTTGTATGGAAAAATATGGTGAAAATGATTATAAAAAGCATATTCGTCAAATGTTCATTATAATAGATGACGCTATTGGTGTTGTTAAAATGGAAAATGGATCGATTTTTGACGAATTATTTTCAAAGTCTCGACATTTAGGTATTTCTTGTTTTATATTAATACAGCATATAACAAAAATTTCACCCTGTGTTAGGGTTAATTCGCTTTATATTGGAATAACAAAAATAACGGATAATAATATTGATACTGTTTATAACTTGATGGATGGATTCGAATCTAAAAAACAATTTAGAGCATTTTTAAATAAAAATTGTGTTAATTATCAATTGATATGGTGTGATAAATTTAATCCATATTCTACAAAAAAAATAAAAGTATTAAAATTTCCTAAGAAAAAATGTCAATTTAAATTACTTATTACTGCTACTGGCGTAAATCAAACCAGCAACTAATCCTAATAATAAAACTAAATCTAAGTTCTTGAACGTACGTTCTAATTTTACTTTTTCGTCTTTGCATGTTTCTCCTTTTTCACAAGAATCACAAAATGAATCATTTTTTTTTGTATTATTAGATGGAATAATATAAACTGGAGCTGTATTGACAGGTGATGTTTCTGAATCATAATCATTTATAGAATCGATAGCATTTTCATCGCTAGTATAAGTACCCGGTGTAAAATTAATAGTACCAGACATACCATTATTTACTCCGTTATTTGTATTATTATTTGTATTATTTCCACCTTGTTGAGGCGGATTACTATGATGAGGAGGTTTGTCTAAATCGCCAATAGTTGTACCATTATTGATAGGTGCTGTTTCTGGATCTTGATTTGGATCATTTGTCGGGTCTTGAATATTACTATCAGTACTATTAGGATCAATAGGTATATCATCATCATCAGCCCAATTAATAGTATCCGTTATAGGTCTTGTTGATTTATAATAAGCATAATTAGGTTGTGATTTAGCATTATATAATAAAAATGCATTATCTTCTGCTCCAGCTAATTCAACGCCAGTTAATTTTTTAAATTGAGTATCACATCCATTATTCGATGCAAAAGTTCTAGGTGGTACTTGTTCATTATATTTATCTAACTCAGATTTCCAACAATTTCTAGGTACTTCTCCATAATTGTACCCAAACATTATATTTAATGGATCCATTAATCTCCATTTAGTATCTTTATTTTGATTATAAGCTGCATATATATCTCTGCAAGATCCTAACTTAGTAAATTGCGAAGTATCAGGAAAAACTAACATAGATGCCAATTCTGGATTATATGGATCATTTTTTTGATCTAATCTCTTATTAACTGTATATATAATATCTTTACCCCAAACTTGACCAGCCTTATAATTCTCTATTTTTCTATATAAACACAAACATTGCCATTTTGTAGAATTTTTTTTTTGTTTTTGTAATATTACAATAGAATACATAGCATCCTCATAAGTTAAAAAATCTGTATTAAGTAAAGTATCATAAGAATATATACTATAAGTACCTCTTTCATTTCTAACATCATCATTATTAGCTATATCTGTCCAACCTTCTGATAAATAACCTTGCATAGCATTATTACCACCTATTGAGAATTTCGTATAATCATCATACCTGCTATTTATAATGTTAGCAGTAAAATAAGAATCACAAGACATTTTTTCTTGAACGTAGTTCTACGAATGTTATATATAATTATCCAAAAAATATATTTTATCAAATAATATAATATGTCAGTCACCGATAATAATAATGCTGTATTGCAATCTATATTAAATACTCTTAGTAATAGTACACCTACTGGTTTAAAAAATACTTTTGGATTTTCTTTTAATGAAACAGATTTAAATATAATATACAAATTAATGCAAGATTATGTTAGAAGAAAAAATGAAATGAATGAAGAAATAAAACTAGAATCACTCCAACAATTAGTAATAGATTATATTGCATATTATGCAAATACTGACATTGTTGCTTCACAAGAATTTTTCTTATTTATAAATCCTACGGGATTAGATGATAAATATAAAAATAAACAAAATCCACCATTGATAGATTTAATAAAAAATAAAGAAAGAGGTAGAGCTTTAAAGGAAAATATTAAAGGATTACAAGAAGGCACAAAAATTTCAGAGTTAGAAGAAGAAATTGAAGTATTAACAAGACAAAGAAATGAAGAATCAGAAAAAGTAAAAGAATATATGGCTAGATTATTAATCGAATTAACTGATATACTATATACACTTATAGAAAATAGTTTTCCATCATATTATGAAGAGCAATATAATGAATTAAAAGAAAATGTTGATGAGTTGATTTTAGCAAATGCCAGTAGATTTGATCCTGCAAATGTAAGAGGAAATGAAGCAATCATAAAAGATTTATTACTCATAACGACAAATAATATTAACGATGCTCTTATTCATGTAATAACTTCTATATTAGAAAAAGATGATATATTGGACGAAGCTACAAAGGATAAAATATTACAACTTATAATAGATAATGCTAAAAAATATAATGTAATAATAATATTTAATGAGTTTATAAAATTATTAAGATCTTTTAGAGAAGCTGCTTTAGAAAATAGTGTTGATAATCAAAGAATTTTATTAGGTCTACCAATAAAATCTTTCCCATTTTTAGAAGATATTGGAAATATATTAGTAAATTTTTTAGGAAATAAAAAAGGTAATATTATAGACGATAGTACAGTAGATTCAATACCTAATAACGCAAATATAAATATAGGCTTAGAAAACAATAATATTAACGTAGTAAACGCAAATAATCCAGAATATGTATCAATAGAAAATATATTTGAAGAAAATATTTATCCTCCCGTATTAAATGTATTATTTGCACCAATACGTAATTTTATGGTCTCGATTGCGCCATTAGCATTAGTTGGTATTATTATAATTATAAATAAAATGGGCGATACTTCAGATATAATAAAAGATATTGATATTAACATTGAAGATACAAAAGATGAATTAAATAAAGAAATTAAAAAATTTAAAGAAATGTTAGCCATAAATCCAGATTATGATGAATATGATATTGATGAAACATCAGAAAATTTGAGTAAATCAAAAATAAATTTAAAAACAAAATTCGCTATAGGTGGTATAATTTTAGTAGGATTATTTTTATTATATAAAACTAATTTTGATAAAGAAAATGAAACTAATATAAATTTGAATATAAAAAATATTCATCCAAAAAATAAATAATAAATTAATTTAATTTATTTTTATATTGATATATATAAGAAAAGAAAATGCTAGGAGAATTGAATGTAAGTCAAATTATTTTGGCGTTAGTCGAAGGATATGCCGTATCTGAAAATTTTAAAAAAGCAATGGTATATGGAGCATCAGTTGGAATTTCAAATTTATTGCCAGGAGATTTAATTGATTCAGATGCCTCTACTCAAAAATATGTTGTTCAACCTGTCGCTGCAGGAGCATTAGTTGTATTAGGATCAATGTTACTTAAATCAGATGGAAATAAAGTTAAAAATTTCTCAAACGGATTTATTATTGGATCATCTAGCGCAGGTTTAGCTAATTCCTTAGCAATGTATAATAAAAAAGAAGAAATAGTATCACAATTAGTAAATTCAAAAGGACCTATATATGGACCACCAAATAATCCTAATCCAAGCCCAAGTCGTACTCCTAGTGTAACTTTTAGCGCAACTCCTAATCCAACTTTTAGCGCAACTCCTAGTGTAACTTTTAGCGCAACTCCTAATCCAACAATTGTAACTTAATATTGAACAATAATAATAAAAAAAAAAAATAAAAATAGATATATAACATGATTAAAAACAACAAGATAAAATCGAATAATTATTCAACCCGTAAAAAAGAGATGAATCTATATATAATAATAGGAACATTATTAGCAATAGGAACAGCGTATTATTATTTACAAGAAGATAATAAATATGAAAAATTATCACCAGAACAAAAATTAGAAGTATTGACAGAATTAAAAAAATATGAAATAGATAAAAAAAATTCTTTAACTTATAAATATTTAGGATTTTCAGGAATATATTAGTTAACTTTGTTATAAATCAGAATACTTATTAATGTGATCCTCATTTATTTTTTTTTGTTTTAAATTATCTCTTTCTTCCGCATCTCTATTAAAAGAATCTACTGCATACAATGTACTCGCTAAAATCAACCCCAAACGCATTTCAGGTGAACATATACTAGAAAATTTTGAACTATATTTAATCAATAATTCGTCCAAAGTATCGCGTGCTGCCTCATTGCGAGAGAGTATTTCTGAGAAACCTTTAGCCTTAATCCACCCACCTCCGTATTTTTCATTTAAATCTTCAAGATTAGATAATGTTACGAAAAATTGACTCTTAAATAAAGAAGACATATTTCTAGAACCTACTTTCATTTCTATTTCTTTTAATAATTCTTTGGGATTTGCAATTGTAGAAGTAAAAGTTTGTGATTTTAACCATGTAAATCTTTCAAAATATAAACCAATTTGATATTTTGCATTCTCAATCTCTCTTTTTTCTTCTTCCATGTCTTCGTCATTTTCTTCTTCTTCTTCTCCCTCCAAAAGTTCTTGTTTTACTTCAGCATATGGGTTAACATTATCATTTATTTTCTTATTATTTTTCAATTTGTTTAAATCATCCTGAGTATTTTTATATATTTCATTTTGTTTTTCTATATTACAAGAATCAATCATTTCTTTTTCTATCTCTTTTTTTTCAATTTCTTTTTCTTTTTCTTCTTTTTCCGTAGAACGAAGTTCAAGGAGATTGTTAACTTTGTTATTTTCATATGCTTCTAATCTTTCTTTTTTCAATGATTTAACAGCCGAATATGATACTTTCACATTATCTAAATTATCTAAAAATGAAATTAATGATTCTTTTCTTGCTTTAGTATGACTCTTTTTCATAGAATGCTTAAACATATCCGCGTATTCATAATTATCTGCTATTATTTTTCTTAAATCTTTTACAGTTTTAGATGCATATTGACTATTAGACTTAATGACTTTATCAGTTTTAACATCAATATTATCAACATCATCATTAACTTCCTCTATTTCTTCAATATTATCATCATCTTCCTCCTCAATCAACTTAATATTATCTTTATATTCCTCAAGTCTATCGTCGTTAGTAACAGTCTCCATTATACTACTATATATATATAAAGTAAAATAATTATTCAAATCTTAATAAACAAGACCACTCACAGCCTTCTAAGAAAACAGGCCCAAAATCACTTATTAAATTAACTTGAAAATTTGTTATATTTCTCATTTCAGGTAAATTTATAGTTGTAATAAAATCAGAATTTTCGCGAAAGTACTTATATTGACCATAAGGAACATCTAATTGACAACACATTGCCGCGACAAAATTTTGACTATCATGAATAACATTTTTTATATTTGAAAGTTGAATAAATATATTTAATGGTCCTGAAATGCTTATAGAACGAGGTGAAATATGAGATAATCCTGCACCAGTATTTGATTGATCGAACCCCAACTCAAACCAAGCTGATTGAGCAAAATTTGTGCCCGATCCCCATAATAAATTGAATAAACCTGATGTTGAAGTTATAGTTAATTTAAGAGTCGTCGTTGAAAAGCTAAGTGTATAAACATCGGGACTAACTAACTCCATTTTTAATTTAATTTGAGCCATCAATGAAGTAATATCATATGTACCATTAGTAATATTACATGTTTTTTGAGTACCCGTACTATCAATAAAATTTATGAAACTATTTACTCGGACCCCATTATTATTTGATCCATTAAAAACATAAAAACTATTTGGAATACTAGCAGCGAGCATTTTTACTTGACGACAATATAAAATAGGATATTGCAATTGAATTTTGAAACTACTAGAATTTCCTGAAGTTCTTTGCAAACTATTAATATGTAATAAGTAAGGAGAACTATCAGCTGAAGTAGGTTGTGTAGAAAATACTTGGCCACCTGAAGTCATTATATTTTATCTTGACGATATACTATATATTTATTTTATTATTTTATTTTTAATAATATATAATATATACACTTAACACAAAAAAAGTTAAACAAAAATGAGTGCTAATATTTTTGATACAGGCAATCTCGCACATGATCCAGTAGAACAAATTATGACTGCAAATGGTGCAGTTTTAGCAAAATCTAGAAACATTGGTAGAATTAAAGCAAAAGGTTCAGCAGTTCAGTCTGTTTCGTCTCAAGGGAGCACTAGTAACATCTTTACCAACGGAAACACAGCCACTTTAACGTTCCTTTTACCGCTCGGTACCAGCAACCAGTTAGATATAGTAAAAAATATTGTGTTTGAATTTACTGTAACAAATAATGATGGTGGTGGTGATGCTCTTTTAATGCTTCCTGTCCAATTTTGGCCAAATATTATCCAACTTTCCGCTGCTGGGGCCATTTTTGAATCGATTTATCCCGAAAATTTGTTAATTGAGTCCACTTTTCTCCAAGAGAATGATGAAAAAATATTAGCTCGCCAAACATTGGAAAATTATGTTTATAATGCAGCAACCACAGGATTTACTTCTTCTGCTGTTACTATTGCTGATGGTGCGTCCAAAACGTTCTATTTTAACTTAAATTGTTCATTAAATAAAGCAGAATTGTTCTTAAGCGCAATAAACACACAAATCACAATCGAAATACAATTTAATCCCGCACCTTATCTTTCTACTTCATTATCAACATCAGTATCAATGAGTTCCGCGAAAATGATTATGTCAGGAATTAAATATGATGAAGCAGTGAGAAATAAATTATTACAAAGATATGCTTCTAATAGTACATCAAGTTTGTTTTTATTACCAGTCAGGGAAATAATACCTGGAGTAGCATTATCTTCAGCAAGCACTAGTTATATACAAGTAACGAGTTACTCAGGTATGAATCTTGGGGCGTTATTCGTCGCATCAAGAACAAATGGAGCCACAAAAGAACAATTATATACATATGATTTACTTGCCGAAATTGATCTTAAAAATTCGGGTTCATCTGTGTTTCTTAATTCGCTTAAGTTACGAGAATATACTATTATGAATTTAAATAATTTACCATCTTCTGCTTCATTTTGTGAAAACATGGTAATGATGCCTTTTTCTGTAGATCCTTATAATACTCTCAAAATTGGAAGAGAATCTGGATGGTTAACATTTTCACCAAATTTCAGTTTAGAAATATTAAGTACCGTTACAGCTACTAAAGAATTAGTATTAATCGGCTACCAATATAATAAATTAACAATCAAAGGTGGTCAACTTTACAGAGAAGCCATCTAAATTTCAAAACGTGAAACGTATTGAAAAAAATTAATAATTTAATTTATATTTTATAACAACACTTATATATATACTACAATGACAGAAATGCAAGTAGAAACTAAACAAGAAGTTCCAACCAAAATCGAACAATCAATCGGAAATTTATTAAAAGAAAAAAAGAGAAATTTTCATATATTCTTACAAAACAATCTAGTAGATAATGAAAAAATAAACGCACACTCATCAAATGAAACAAAAACACAAATTAAAGAATACGTAGATTTATTAGGCAAAATAGACATAGATCAATTTATACATTACATAAGAAAAGAATTATTCAAGTACAGAAACAAAACTACAGTATTTATCGAAAATCTATTCATACAATATGAAATCGATGAAAATGATATCAAACCAGAAAATGTACAAATATTCAAAAGATATATAGAAATGTTTATCGAAATTGTTTCTTAACCACCTTGTTAAATTTAATTATATTTTTTTTTAATCTATATATAGAATGCCTGTTAAAAGAAAAGTAGCAAAGAGAAAGACTAAAAGAGTTGTTAAAAGAAAAAAGACCACTAAACGAAAATAATGGATTATGATTCACCTTGTAATGATATGATAACATGTGACCAATGTTGTAGGTGTTATTGTTGTTGTTTTTGCCAATCAAACGATGAAATCTGCACTAAAGTGCTAGATGAAAATCAAAACGAACAAATAGAAGAAGAAAGTAATGTTGACGAATTAAAATCTATAGAATCAAGTATAAACCAGTATAATATATATTAATTATGTAGTAATTGTTTTTTTACTTATATATACCAAGCTTCGTAGAACTAACGTTCAAGAAAAAAAACTGGCTAAGATGGAAGATACAGAACATTTGCAATTGTTGATAGATATATGTGATAGAATTAAATTGGATATTAAAGTAAAAAATGCATGGATAATAGGAGAAAAATATAATTTACAAGAAAAAATTAATAATGCTACCAATCATATCAAATACAATTGCAAAAAATGGAACCATTTTAAATACCTAATAGTATTCAATAACAAACTAATCGCAACCATCAAAAATAATATCAAATTTAAAGAAATTAAACATTCACAAAAAGACATAAAAAAAATCATAAATATTGATACTAATATTAAAAATAAAATCAGAAAAAAATTAAAACAATTTGATATTTACCAACATATCGGAATCATGAAAGATATAAATGAAGTAAACGCACTAGATATTAACCTACAAGAATATGGAGTAGATTGTGAAGAAAATATTATTATTGATAAAGTTATTGAAATGATGGCAGAAGAAGATATATTTAGCACTTTCTTTAATATCATTATTAATAATCATTACACAAAAAACGAAGAAACATATGCTGAACCTATATTAATTGATGGAAAAATTGTATGGTATAAGAAAATTAAAGAATAAATAATATGAATTTGTTTTATTATATATAGATGGAAGATACTATAAAATGCAAACAATGCTGCTTATGTTGGAAATGTTGCTGGTGTAATAATACAAGAGAATATACATACAATTATGATGATGATGATGATAGCGATGATGAAATTGAAAGAGAATTATGTTGTGAAATAGATGATAATATAATAATTAATGATGAAGATATAGAAAATTATAACACAGATTAAATGAATTTTTTTTATCTCTCTAAATGGTACCTTATAAACGTTTAATTCGCGTGATTTTGCGCAAAAAAAGCTTCTTTACTTAAATAACTTAGGTACTAATAGGAAAGAAAAAAAACACCTCTAGACTCTATATATATACATAATTAAAATATACCGCCTAGAGGTGTTTTTTTTTGAGAGTAAAATGTCGAGAGTAGCATTTTAAAACTATACATAGGAAGCTTGTTATTTCATATATAAGGAATAATTTTACGAGTGGTGGATGACACTCCCGTGTTTGACCTTCCTATGTGTACCTCGGTTAAAATGATTTAGAGTAAATTGAACATTAATGTTCGAGTTTTACAATTATCCACTTAGTAAAAAATATGATTTTAGTTTAAGTTTATAATTATCCACTTTATTGGTTCTTTAAATAATATAGATACATTTGAGGTGTTTGAGTTTCCTATGTGTACCTTGGTTAAAATGATTTAGTATAAATTGAACATTAATGTTCGAGTTTTACAATTA